ATCTCCTACGCCAGATACTGTATAATGAGTTGTCAAAGTTTTGACAGTTTCAGTTCCTGTAGATGATCTAATTATTACCTGTAAATCTGTGTTCGCAAATATCTTAAATGTGTAGGCAAAAGCTGTTGTGCTACCATTACCTGAATATGAATTTTTTACTGTAGTTGAAGATATTGTCATATTAGTTTCTCTATATATTAAACTCTTTCATTACTCAATACCACATTATTGAGGTAATAAAACATTTATTTGGTCTGATTC